CTCTCCGGTACTACCACCTCATGACCTGATGTTTCCATCAGGACACTCTGGTGGGGTACTTGGGGCAGTGGCCCAAGTACGCGTTCTACGGCCTTCCTTACAGCCGTAGCTGTCACCACAAGCCCGCTTGAGTAAAGCTGGTTTGCGGTGGCGGTACAGGAAAGTAAACCAGAAACGTCAGTTCTATCTGCAGGAAAGTCACGACGAAAGTAAACCGGTGTTACCCGGACTCCGTCGTAAAATTCCTCGCCACAAGACTCCCTGAACTTACCAGTCCAGAAAGACTTGTTGCGGTTGACCTTGAATCCTAAGGATTCCAGGTCATCACAAATAGCAGGTGCCTCGTGTGCGGGGACGACCAAGTCGTCACCGTACACGTAGACGTCCGCAGCAGAGGACTGCACGGAACGCCAGGTAGGGAATTGTCCGGCTCTGAGAATCCGAGAAGCGATCATGGCGCAATAAAACGCCATGGACTCAATCGGAAAACAGAGTGCAGACCCCATCGACGCAAATTTCTTCAGACGAATTACTTCGCCAGAAGGAAGTTGCGCTCTAGTTGAGCGGCAAGCAAAGACCCAGTCTCGGAATTCCGGGACAGAGTTGAGCATGTCACTAACCAGGGCAGCCGAGACGCGGTCGCTTGCTTCCGCCATATCCAAGGTGGCCAAATGACCAGTCTTAGAACTAACGAAGGCGATGGTTTGATTCACGCGTTGGTCCGTAAAATTTACGTGACCCCGAGTGAGAGGGTGGCTCTCCAGCCGCCCAACAATCCATCTGCTGAGGCCTTGTTGTGCAAACTGCATGACAACGGGCTCTACAGCAATTACGCGAGGTGTCTTCAGCGTCTTGGGAACGAAGACAACCCTTACGGGTTCTTCGCTCTCAGGGTCTACGAGATCAGGTCTGGGTTCGGAGGGTTCGACGTGATGTACGCACGGGAGAAATCCCGTAGCGGACCCACGACCGAATTTGACGTAAGTAAAACCGACGTCAACGAGCCTCTTATTCCAGGTCCGAAAGCGCCATTTCTGATTACCAGAGATGCGCTCTTGAGTCGCGCCAGGCCCATGCACAGGTTTAAGCAAGGACTTGAAGTCCTCGCCCTTCAAAAGAGCGGACCACAAAATTGTGGCCACCCGCTTGAAGTACCTGTACATCTGGGTGTCTGGGACGACGACAATCTCGTGGTCGCATTGAGCGTACCCTTCTTCTGCGGCTTTCACCCGTTCTGGTGAACAGGGTCGTAGCACTTTCTTGCTGAAAAGGCATATTTGCCTAACAGCTCGAATGCAGTCAGAAGAGGGGTTCGTCAAAAGGACTCCCTGCAAATCAAACACGTGGGACAGGAATCCCTGCAGAAATGCGGGAATTCCGGATCTCGTCTTCTTAAAAGAAGCGAACAATCCAGGACCCAGTCGTCCTTCAGCAAGGCTTCTTTCGAAGTCCTTGCAGAAGTTCGGCAGGGTGATAGTCAGAAAACTATCACCCTCGTGCTTGACGCGTCTGCGCAATGTTTCAACATCGCGTTCGACGCCGGGGGCACCACTCATTCTCCCACATTCTTGTAGAAGAATTGTCTGGAGTTCTACGAGGCTTTTCAAGCGCAGCTCCTTGTTAAAACAAAGGGCGAACGCTTCCAAGGTGCTCTCAGAATCCACAGGCAGTTCACCTACATCAAGAATGGAGGTGAACGGACGAAACTTACGTTTCGCCGTTCAACATTTTCGTGATGTTGGCATCGGTCAACCAGTCATGCAAAGCCTTACCAAGGTTTGCAGTATCGGTCAAACCGAAGCCAGCGCGTGGGAAATCTAACGTGAACGTCGCAGTTGCCGAAGCCAGAATGTTCTGGGCCGTCAACAGCGGGTTCGGCGTGACGAAATCCCGCCTAAGAC